GCGGCAGACATTAGCATAGATATTCCTGACGCAGTACGCCCTACACCAGATACACCTGTCTGTCCGTGGGCAAAGCTAGGAAAGCCTGTACTTTCATCAGCTAATACTCTTGCCTTATCAAATAGCTGCATATTCTCCTGTGCAACATTAGGGAACTTAGTTCCAAACAATGCTTGTCCTGGGGCTCCCCCTTGTCTACGGAATACTTTACCTGGATATACAGACATGTCTTGACCGGGCACAAGGTTGGT